GCTGACAAGGTCATCAGCACCTTGGTCCTGGAAGAGACCCGATGTACCAATGAAGCCATTCGAACCCTTAAGGGAATTCGGACCACCGAAGGCGTGGATAGCATTCGGGAGCGCATCGATCGAATCGGTGTAGTTGAACGGCTGAGCACCGAGGGTCTTCTTGAGGAGAGTATCCGAAGACTCAAGGGACGCGCAGTAGTCGACGTTCGCGTCCGGCTGGGCAACGAAGACGAGCTCCTTGCACGGGTGGTTGAAGTTGAGTTTGATCTTGTTCGAGGACGAACCGACCGACTCATCGCCAGTGAACTGGAGCTGCTCAATCAGGTACTCGTGCGGGTTCTGCGCCATGCGGCGACGCTCGTCGGTGTCCAGGAACACGTAGTCGACGTAGAGCGACGCGGCAACAAGCGACTGCTGGTAGGCTTTGGATACCTTAGTAGAAGCGCCGGCAAGACTGCTGACGGCCCAGAGGCACTCATCAATCGGGCGAAGATCGAGGTTGATCTTGACCTCGTGGTACTGGAGGGCAATGAGCGGAAGGGCAAGACCCGGGTTGCGGCAGTACCAGAACTGGAGCGGCACGTAGAGGGTCGTCTCCGGAAGGGTGTTGCGCGGGGCGCACACGTTGGTTGGGACGGTGCCGTTAGAATCAACGTTGCACGGGCCATCAACATCGGCAAAAGTCGGGTCGGTGATGTAGGTGAGCTGGGTGGTGTTGCCAACCATCTTGTAGTAGCCACGCTCCTGCTCCTTGGAAAGGGTGAGCTGGTTCCAGATGTGCATCCAGTCGCCGTACTGGCGGTCGATGCGCTGGCCACCAATCTCGACCTCGACCTGCGAGATCATCTGCTCACCCGGGAAATCTAACCAGCGAGCGTAGACACTAGAGCCTGAATTTTTGAGGTCCTGGCTAATCTCCGGAAGAGTGACCTGAAGGTAGGTGCGGTACGCGAGGTCACCGTTGCGGCTGATGGTGCAGGTGACACGGCGGCCGAAATCGGCCTGGCCGTTGAAGGTCTGCTCGATCGACTCCATCGCGAAGTTGGTGTGGCGACGGTAGGTCACCTTCCAGAAGGTGATCTGCGGGTTGCCGGTAAGGTAAACGTCCTGAGCGCCGTAGGCTACGAGTTGCATTAATCCACCTCCCATTGTTATAATATTGCTAAAGAAAAAAAAATTACGAAAAAGATTTAATTAATGATTAAAAATACTATTAATCATTAAAACATTGTTGAAATATCAAAAAATACTATGGAAATACTCCGAAATACTCCATAAATATCGTGTATTGATTGTCGGTGCTAATTGTCGATGCTAATTGTCGATGCTATTCTTAATTTTGTTTATGTCCATGTTTTTCTCAATAAACGATTTCACATAGGTGTCAAGGTAAATTTCCTTCTTACCCTGATGTTTTTTGGTGAAAATATAGGTGTCATCTTTCATGGAAACCTTCCAACCCGATTGAACGGCGTTAAAAATGAAGGCCATTTTCTGAAGTTTGATACAATCGACTTCTAAATCTTCTGGGGTATTTATGCGAACTGTATCCATTAAATTAAAAGAAAGAAAACAATAACTGGAAGTATATTCAATTAAACACTAATAAAAAGGTATTGTTAATATGCCTAAATTTAAACAGAAAAATACAAGAAAGATACTGGTCGAAAACAATTCCATCACTACCCTCGACGGAAAACATCAAGAAATCGTCGATGAATTGCGGCGCGAAAAAGAGGTGGTCGTCCCGTCTCTTCGCAAAGAGCAAAGGTCACTTCGTAAAAAACTACAACGAAATAAGATGTCCGTCGAAGCAGAGTTAGAAACAAAAGATAGGATGGAAGACATCAAGAGGACGCTCCGGGAAATCAAAGGGCGCGAGAGAAATTATTTGCTAAACAACTCGGAGTTAGTATTCGGTTATTTCGAGAATAAAATGAAGGTCGCGGAGGGCACAAACAAAACAACGGTTCTCAACACCTTTTTCAAAACGGAAACACCAAGCAAGAAGGAGGATGAAAAGGAGCACAGCAATGTGAAGAAATTTCTTGCAAACATCGACGACAGCTTTATGGACATTGGCAATTATGTGGTTCAGACGGACATTTGCGAAGTTTGCCACCAAGGCGAGATGATTCCGATTGTGCACGAGGGACAACTTGTTTGCAATAATTGTTCTTCCACGATCCAATACCTTGTAGAAAATGAGAAACCCTCGTATAAAGAACCTCCCAAAGAGGTCTGCTTTTATGCTTACAAAAGAATCAACCATTTCAGAGAGGTAATCGCGCAGTTCCAAGCCAAGGAGACCACGCAAATACCCGACGAAGTGCTCGAGAATATCAAGTTGCAAATCAAAAAGGAACGAATCGGCCTCGAACAAATCACCAACAAGCGCGCGAAAGAGATACTAAAGCGGTTGGGCTACAACAAATATTACGAGCACATTCCCTTTATCAAAGACAAGTTGGGAATCAAACCGCCCATTATGAGTCCGGAACTCGAAGACACGCTGTGCAATCTTTTTATGGAAATCCAAGGCCCTTATGCGAAATATTGCCCGGAAGATCGAGTGAACTTCTTAAACTACTACTATACGGTCTACAAGTTGTGCGAGTTGCTCGACCAGCGCGAATTCCTGCCTTTCTTCCCAATGCTAAAGGACCGCGAGAAGCGAATCGAACAAGACGAAATATGGAGGAAAATATGTAACGAACTCGACTGGGAGTTCATTCCCACAATATAGATTTGATAACTATATTCAAATCTATATTATATTTATTGGTATTTTTCGTGTTTATAGGCAAGTTTATGCTTACCCGAGTTTATGCTTACCCGAGTTTATGCTTACCCGAGTTTATGCTTAACCGAGTTTATGCTTACCCGAGTTTGGGGAAACCGACAAGGTTGGCGCCGATGCCGAACCCAGCGCCCGAGCGAGCACCCACGGCCATAGCCGGGACGAACGTATCAAGAATGCTAAAGGTGGCGGCCGCGGTGAGCGCGATGAAGGCAACCTCATCAAGGTCGAGCGAGCGCTTCGGGATGGCAAAGGCAGCAAGTGCCACCATGATACCCTCCACAAGGTATTTGATCGCGCGCTTCAAAAGTTCACCAAGATCGAAATCGTTGACAATATCAGTAATGCTCATTCTTATATTTAATAAAAAGAAAAAAATATAATATGTCGATTGAAATCACTTAAAGTTTATGAGGATTAATATTCCTATATGAGCGACACTTCGAACACGACAACCAGACCGGAGGGAATCGAATGTAGATTGGACATTGACGGCTCCGAGAACAAGAAGTATGTCGATGTGTTAGATGAGGACAAGGTAGTTGCCGGACAAAAATTCGTTTGCGTATCGTTTCTCTCTCCGGAGAAGATTCTGAACGACCGCCGACTTTATAATTTCAATGAATTCCTAAAGCAGTGGGAAATGTCCAAGGCATTGTCTAAATATACACAATTCTTGAGTTTTCTCTCGTTCAAGTATAATCTTGTCTTTGACGATCTCACCAAGGATTTGGAGGAGTTCTGTAAAGAGGAGCGGGATAATCTGTTTGCCACGAATCTAGAGGATGAGTTCAAGAACTTTATGGACTCGAACGAGACCAAGTTGGACGAGGCATTCAATCAGGAGAATGGATTCCAGACGAGCGTTCGTGGATTGAAGGTGCGCGGTTCTTATCCGAGTCAGCAAGAGGCTGAACTGAGATGTAAAATGCTTCGCGAAGTGGACCCGAACCACGACGTTTTTGTGGGTCCGGTCGGTATGTGGATGCCGTACCACCCCGAGGCGTACAAGACGGGGCGCGTCGAGTATCTGGAGGACGAACTCAACCAGCTCATGCACGAGAAGCAGGCGAACGAGAAGAACGCCAAGGTTGAGTTTGACAAGCGGATGCGTGAAACGAAGGAGCAGGCGATTGAGGAGAACAAGAAGAAGGCGCTCGAGAGCGGCAACGTGCTTACGCAGACCTTGGACGAGAATGGTCAATTGGTGAGTGTGAACAACGTCAACAACATGGAGACTGGTATGGGCGAAGAGGTCACGGTTGCTGATGTTCGAAAGGAGTTGTTCGAGGATGAAGATGTGGTGATTGACCATAAGAATTCCGACCACGGTCTCAGCAGACTGACCGATGCTGGTGTTTCAGAACCGAAGGAGAAGGAGACTGTGTTAGTGAACATTGCTGAGGATGCTGAGGGTGCTGAGGGTGCTGAGGATGCTGAGGGTGCTGAGGATGCTGAGGATGCTGAGGGTGCTGAGGATGCTGAGGGTGCTGAGGGTGCTGAGGGTGCTGAGGGTGCTGAGGGTGCTGAGGAAGCGGACAAGGGGAATAAGCAGGCGTGAAACCTATAATTACCCCGTGAAGAACATAAATTAAGAAAAACTAAAAAATTGAATTTACATATAATCCCTAGTAGTATATGTAAATAACTAGAATGCCGCAACAGAGTGCGCCCATCCAAAGTATGCGGGAACAAAGTGCGACCAACCATATTGCCTCGGGAAAAGGTGTGCCGAAACAAAAGTGTGCGTTTCAAGGTTGTGCGAAAAAAGTGAACCAGGTAGAGATGATGATGGGGAAATGTCGCTGCGAAAACGTTTATTGTTCGAAGCACCGAATGCCAGAGTCGCACTGCTGCGCTTTCATATACACGATTGACAAGGACGAATTTATCAAAGCAAACAAGTGTGTTGCTGCTAAAATTTGAACATACTACTTCTTACCACCGAGTCTTCCGCACATTTATTTTGGGACCGCGCTTTCGCCCCGAGTTGGGGTCGTATGAGTCGTCCTCATCGTCAGAATGAAGATCCTTCGATATTTCCCAGAACTCTTTCGAACCGAGTTTGAAGTCTCCGTGTGGTTGTGCCTTATACCAAAAAATCTGGTCCTGTAGGTTATTAGACTTGGCATTGTTGTCCACGACCAAACATTCAAAGTTTTCGGTGCATTGGTCCATTACCTGTGCGAAACTCTCATATGTGGGAAACATTCCGGCATAGTTTTCCCAAATCCTTTTCCTATTGGAAATGTAGGGTTCGCGCAGTATAAACACATAGTCGATATTTGTCCGCAAATTGGGAGGTATACCTAATGGATACTGCATAGTGATGATAAGCATAATTTTCCAGTGCCTGCCGTTCATGAAAAGCAACCGCATCATCTTGTCCTTGGTCCACGAGTTGTCGAATAAGCAATCATCTAGAATGCAAAAAGCGCGCGGGTCAATCGTTGACTTCTTGTAATGTTCGATCTCCTTTTTCACCTGCTTCAAGACGGTTTTCTGACGCTTCAATATATTCTCAATAATGGCGGTGTTGTACTCATCGTGAATGAATAATTTAGGGACGTGACTTCCATAAAATCCATTTCCTGCTTCAGTACCCGATATCACTGTTCCGATGGGGATATCTTGGTGATGATATAGAAGGTCTCGCACGAGATAACTTTTTCCTGTGTCTCGACGTCCGATGAGGACCACCACGGGACCCTTATTTTCGTCGGGTCTGAAGCTTATATGCGACATATCAAACTTCTTTAATTCTAAGGTCATGTAAAAAGAGAGCAGAAATAATTCGAACACTTTATCCGCATATGTATGTGAATGAGTTAGATTTTTAGGGAAATTATATCATCCACAACTATGGACTTTTCTTATCAGAAAAATGACAATAATACTCTCTTTGAGAGTTTTGAAAATACTGAACTTTTAAATATGAAATGTCCACAGAATTATATACCTGTTTATCAAAGATTTTTTACTCTAAATGAAACCAATTTTAAAAACATTAATTTGAATCACAAACTAAAGCTGAAAAAAATTCTTAAAAAGAGCACAGAAAATAAGTATTTGGTCGAACTTGAAAACCGTGACAGCGCAGATGGCTTTGTGTGCGAAAGAAACGTATTTTTCAAATTAATTCCTTTATTGGATCCAATTAAATACATGTGTTCGAAGTATGATTTGTCTGATAATAATATTTTGAAACTACCATCTTTTATGGAAAAGGAACAATGCGCCGCAAAGGTTCGCGATACAAACAACGCTGCGTATGTCGATAGTTTTTTCACATATCTCACAAGCACCATGCTCGAAGAGTCGGGATTCGTGCACGGCATCGATTTTTACGGTTCGTATCTAGGGATTAAAAATGACTTTTTATTCAATATTGGCGACGACATTGATTACTTACAAGACTGCAAACCATTTCACGAAAATCGCGGAAATTTGTATGTATTTGATGATAATTTTCAATACGACTTGATGAATCGTGATACGCGAGATTATAAGGAGCCAATCAAAGTGTTGTCCGCAAAAGACGACGAAAATATTCTCGAGTTATCGGATATCTGTGAACTCGATCTTTCTCAATTCGATGGCATATTTGCACCGGGAACGGGAATGGGAAAGGTATCTACGGACAGTTCTTCGGGGGATAATTCCGCCCACGTGTCTGGTGATATTTCTGCGGCGTTGCTCTACGATTCGCCTCACCAAGAAACGAAGAAGGCGACGACCGCGCCGAGTGCAAACACAACCAAGTCATCCAACGCCTCCTCGGAATCGTCGAGATGTTCATCGCGTTCGTCGAACACGCTGGGGTCGGAAACAGGTTCCATTCAAAGCGAAAGCACGCTTGACGGTTTGTCGCTGTCTACTGCCTCGGAAGACGAAGCATTCGTGAAAATCCATTCTTTTCCAATTCAAGTGGTTGCGCTTGAGCGATGCGAACAAACCCTCGACTCTTTCATGTCTAGCACAGATGTCACCGATGAAGAGTTTGGTTCGATTGTCACGCAAATCCTCATGATGCTAATCACATATCAAAAAGTGTTTGGACTCACGCACAACGATTTACATACGAACAACATTATGTATGTGAAGACGGACAAACAATACCTCTTCTACAAGCACGACGGCAGGCATTACAAGGTGCCTACATTTGGTAAAATATACAAAATAATTGACTACGGGCGGGCAGTCTATAAGTTCCGCGGGAATCTATTGTGTAGCGATTCATACCATTCGAAGGGCGATGCCGCAACTCAATATAATTTCGAACCATACATCGATACAAATAAGCGACGGGTTGAACCAAATTTTAGTTTTGATTTGTGTAGATTGGGTTGCGCACTTTACGACATGTTGTTGGATGATGAAACTGAAATGAAATCAACCATTGTTGAGATAATGACCGGTTGGTGTCTTGACGACAAGGGACGCAACATACTCTACAAGAACAATGGTGAAGAGAGATATCCTGATTTCAAATTATACAAGATGATTGCTAGAACGGTTCACAATCACGTTCCCGCGAAAGTAATCCAAAATGAGTATTTCAACAGATACCATATTTCCAAAAAGAAAATAAACAAGCAAAAAATAATGAATATTGACGCGCTTATCAGCCACCAGTAATTGGTTGGTTACTCTTTTTACTTAATTTGTCAAATAGTGTTTCGACAAATTAACTCAGATCATTTTTTATACAATTCTTTCACCAAAGTGAATGTTATAATACATCCTATCGCAATATCAATGTATAATATTGCTTGGGGGATTGTTTGCCATTTGCTCAAATACTTTGTCTCGTCCAAGTTTGCCTTCATCGATTTCAGATCATCAATCAAGTATTTGCATAGCGAAATCGCACAAAATAATATGGACAAACTCAATAGAAGAAACAAAACATTATATGCCTTGTTTTTCTCTCTGTAAAATCTGCTTGAAGCCAACAGCGCAAACGATATAGATGTGTAAAGACCAACGTTTCTAAGGGACGTTTGATAAAACATTAATATTTCCCGTTCTGTTTCCATATATACCTATACAAAGACAAATAATATTTGCTGATTCTAAAATTCTGGGGCACCCACAAAGACACCGGCACCACTTTGTTTCCCGATGTCGGATGCGTCTACTTGTTCAATCGCAAATAAGGCCAAAACCGAACTGATGTAGACAACAAGTGTATCGCGCGTAATTTCCTTTACCGGTTTTGCCTCCTTCAATACAAATCTCATCTCAAGAAATTTCACGATAACAAATACAAACGCAATAAGTCCTGCGATACTAAAGTGATTCTTCATTAAAATATCGTGTTACAAAACTGTCAACCATTCAACGCATTATTACAAAAACTCTATATCATCTAAAACAATGGGCGGTCTGGACGACGGCGCGTTCATATCATTAATATCCAGCGTATCGATATTTACATTGCCGCCAATTGTAATTCTCTCCTCGTAATCATCGTCGTCGTCATCATCGGCCTCCTCATCGCGCCTTTTTTGTGCCCCATCTAATGCGATTTGCTCCAACCGTTCAATTGTCTTTGGTGCGGATACCAGTGTCTCGTTTCCTAAAGTATCCTGCGCTTTATCAGTATTCGAAAATGAGATGTTTTCTGTTTGCGAGGGAAT